AAAAGCATTTTCAGCATAAGACTCAATATCGCTACCTAAAAACTCCAAGTTTTCTACTGAACTTTTATCTAATATTTCTCCTATTTCAATTAAGTTATTTCTAGCATTAATATCATAATAATCAAGAACGATATTATTAAAATCAGTTATCTCATAAACTTCAACTCTTAAATCTAAAACCCCTAATATGCCATCGATAATTTCTCGTAAAGTAGATTTATCGAAAAAGAAATCTCTTGCAGGCTCTCCAGCAAGTTTATCAGCTAAAGAGGTTGATAATGAAAATCTAGGAGTTTCACCTACTTTTAGCACTTCAACATTAATTAATGCTTTTTCTAGTTGATCTAGAAGCGTATCGTTTTTATTAGTAAAGCTCATTGATGAGCAATATATTTTTTCTAAATATTTAGTAGGCTCAATTAAACTGATAGTATGTTGATATTTAACCTGTATGTCGCTTTCTCGTTTAGAAAATATATCAGATACTAAAAAGCATTTATTTAAAATACCACTAACAATCTTAACGCTCGACCACAATTCTAAGAAACTTTCAAATTCATTCTTGATAATCAACGTTGCACTATCAAGAGTGTCATCTATTGTTTCTTCAATTGTAAGTCCATCAATTATTGATAGATTGCTAATTTCTACATATTCAGTTCCATTATGGTAATATACTTTTTTTTCAATCATCTTCTACCACCACTATAATTTATCATTCCTGTTCTTTCTTTTAATAAGTTTACTTGCTGATTTTTCTTGACAATATCAACTTGAGTATTAATGCCTTTGATTAATAAAGAGCCAACAGCAGCAACAGCGCCAACTGGACCACTTAATGCCATTATGCCTAAACCAAGCATTTCTAAACCACCTTGAATATTTGCCTGCGTAATATAATCTCCTGTTAAGTTACCATAATTTGATAAAGCGTATTGGCTTGCTTGATTAACTGCATTAGCGATTACTGCTTTACCTATGCTAGATGTTTTAGATTGACTTTGTTGTTGTGGCTTATCACTTGTTGGAATTGAGGAACTTGAACTCTCATTTTGTGAAGTGCTATCAGTTATTACATTTTCAACAACAACATGTATTTCTTTATTTCCAGAGTTCATTTCATCACCTCAAAAACACTATTTCATAACTTGATATACCATTTTCATATATCTCGGACATTGAGACCTTTTGAATATTAAAAGTGCTTCCATTTAAAACAATACTCATTGGTAGGGTTTGGTCTATTGGAGTAGCAAAATTATCAATAATAAAACTTACAAACTCATCATCTTTCACTTTTGCTATACCAAGTGAGATACTGCTTTCATAACTTATAATTGTTTTTTTCGTTATGTCTTCCCCTATTGATTTATAAGCCTCAGTAGCAGGCTCTGAATTAATTGAATATCTTAAAACATTTTTAATGTCATACTCTGTTCCGTTGTGTGTAAACTTTATTACAGGCTGGTTATATTCAACCTGCGTAGAATAAACGCATTCTGCCATTAAAGTAACTTGTGCCATTTCTAGCGTTACATTACTGCCCTTTATATGCCATGTAGCATTGCCTTGCATTACATAAGGACTAGTATAAACAATTTTATAATAAACTGTTTCTAAATCATAAGTAGTAGAAAAACCAATAGCATTTTTTGATTTTATATATTCATTAATCTCACTTAAAAACGTTGGTAAGAAGTTTCTTTGAAAGTAGAAATTAATTGTTAAAGGCAGTTGAACGTTATCAAATCCAGGTGTTGAGCTTCTTAACCCTTGACCTGTTTTGATAATTGCTAGTAGTGAATTCTTATAATCTAATCTATCACTAGCGACATCATTAGCAACTGAAACAATCATTTTATGGTCTGTTTCATAGCCGAAAATAGCCCCTAAATCGCTTTTTAGTATTTCTTTTAACTTCTGTTCAAATGTCATACTTGTCCACTCCTAACCGATTTTATCTTTTTCTTTTTTCTTGTTTTCTAAATGAAGTTTTAGTTTTTGTTTAATAATTAATTGCTGTGTAGCAATATCTTTTTCATATTCTTCTTTTGAAATATTTCCACGCATTATATTTTTAATTTGTGGAACTGACTTCTCAATGCTTCTTTCTACCCAACCCTCATTAGGATTTTTTCCGGGCTTATTAATCCACGGCTCATTAGTATAGATTGCATATGGTGCATTTTCTTCGCCCCCTATAACAACATGATAATCTCCATCTATTTGCTGAATTCTAATAGAGTTTAAAGCCAAGTTCCCAGAAGCATATGGAGCATCAATGATTAATTGGTTTTTTAAAAACTCTACTGCAAATAATAATCTATCAGAGATAATCATTAGTTGAGTCCTATAACATACGCTACTGAGTTAGGAGTAGCATAGTTTTTTATTTTACCTCTATACAAAATATTATAATCATGTCCATTGTAATTCACTTTATCATCAGGCTCAAACTCAATAGCAAGAGGGTCAGTTGTGATAATGGCTAATGTGGGAGTATTAGCATTAACTCCCTCAGCAATAATCATTCTATTAACTCTAGTGAGTTCATACTCAGCACACTTAAACTCATAACCTGCTATGCTATAACTCAACCTCTCTCCATCATTAGATGAAATATGCTCATAGTAAATTGCTGTTTTTTTAAACTTTTGCCCTGCGTATGCTAAGTTCATATTATCTAACCCCCCTGAATAACAATCCTGCTGACATAAGTAGTTGTTTAGCATTAGGAGACATCGCTCTTTTTCTAATTTCTTCAATAGAGACAACTGTATTGTTGATTGGATCATAACCACTAATTAAACTCATATCACCAAGAATATATAAATATAACGCTTGCTCTAAACACGCTTCATAAAATAAGTCTTGTTGTTTTTCAGTTAATTTAGCATAATCAAAATACATATTATATCTACTAATTTCAGCCTCAACAATCATTAAAACTCTATCAATAAAACGTTCAACTTTATTTGGGGCATCATCATCATCTTCAATTCTAGTAGATAAATTCATTCCTTTTCTTGACAACATATCAGCTTCAAATGTTAAAAAATCTAAATGAGTTAGCATATTTAAACCTCCTTTTCATTCAAAAATAAAGGGGAGAAACTAAATCTCCCCTTGATAATCTTATTATTCAGCTTCTGCAACATATTCTGTAGTGTCAATATCAACAAAAATTGAATCAATTTCTCCATCTTTTCCATTAGGCATAACAAATGTATCCCAATCAGCACGATTTTGATATAACCATCCATCGCCTACTGTATGCTGTCCTGGAGGGAAGAAGAAAATTGAATTAATTCTAGGCACTGTAAAAGTAGTTTGAGTTGATGCAATTACTACATTTAATTTTCTACTACCTTCTTTTTTAGTGTAATAAGTAGTCTCAGCATTAATTACTGTATCATCAGTTATAGTATAAACACCATCAGCTACTTCATAATAAAGCCCTAAATCAGCTGCTTTTGGAGATACAACTGCTGTATATTCTTGACTTATTAAAGCAAATCCACCATCAGCGGTTGCAAAGTCAAAGTTATGATAAAAGCGTTCATCATCAATTACTTCAAAAACTGGAACTGTATCAATAGCAGTTACTCGAGACTCAACTGATAAACCACCTTCGTTGATTTGAGTTACTTCAACCTTCTTAGTAAGTTCAGTTGATAATTCTAACGCATCCATAATTTCACTGGCAACATACATAATTAGTGTGCCATTTGCACGATACCTTTTAAGTTTAGCTTTTGCTAATAGCTTTTTAAGTTTAGTATACACAGCATTAGCAGCATACACACTTCTTGCAGTGTTTGTAGATAATGATTTAGCAATAGCAAGTTGAGCTAATTTTGAATAAAAATAAGCGTCAGTTTCAGGAACAGCTTGAGTAATTTGGAAAGTTCTTGAAATGTTTTCTGCTTTTGCAGTTCCATTAGTATCTAATACTTCTGCTTTATCTACAAAAAATTCAACGTCTCTTGTATGTGCGATTGTAAATGGAACGTCGGTTTGAGAATAAGTTCCTCTATTCCAACCACCAGCACGGTTATGTGGTTTATAACCACTTGTTATCATTTGAGTAAAATGAAATGTCTTTGCATCTAACCAATTCACATTAGTTGTGATATATGGTGCTGTTAAACAACCTTGATTTAAAATTTCAATTAATTGCGGTTGCCATTTTTCTGCATAATTTAATGCCATAATTTAATACCTCTTTCTTTTTTTTAGATTTTATGCCTATTCCATGGTTTCTTAGGAAAGGCTTGTTGGTTTTGAGTTTGCTGATTATTGTTATGAATAGGCGGAACAACAGGATTTCCTGCTCTTTTTGGTGGAACTGGAGTAATATCTTCATTAAACAAGTAAGCATCGCTTTGTTTAAACGCTTCTTCTTGTTCTTTATAACCTTCCAATGCACCGTCTTTAATGTTGATTTTTCCAAAATCTAACATCTTCATAAAAACATCAGGATTTTTAGCATTTGATTGTGATACAGCCGATTTAATTGCAAAATCTTTTTCTTGTTTAGCAAGTTGTGTTTGGAAATCTTCTACTTGCTTTTTGTTCGCATCTTGTAAATCTTGAATTTGTTTTGTTAATTCTTCATTACCTTTTACGGATTTTTGCAACGTTTCTAATTGCTTATCTCTTTCTGCTAATTGCTCTTTAAACGTTTTAGTCTGATTATTAACTTCATCAAATCTTCCTTTCGGAATAAAATCACCTTCACCGAAAAAATATTTTTTCTCAGTGCCTAATTTAGGAGCAACGTGTGTGTTGTAAATCTCTTCTCCTAATAATTCTTTTAATTTGTCAGCCATAAATAACTCCTTTCCGCTTTTTACGTGTGCGACACGATTTAGTCTATTGCTTTCAAATAGCATTTTTACATCTTACCTTGATGAGTTGAACAGTTTAACGACTTGATCTGGTCATAATAAAAGACCTATTTCTAGGTCTTAATTTACAGGTGTAACATTAGTCTCATCATCTCTGATAATAGTTCGCCAATTATAATACGCTCTACCATTTTCAAGACTATATATTTCATAGTCTTTGTTCATTCTACGCCATTGGAGTCTTAACTTTCTAGCAGTTTCAGTATCTCCACTAGCTCGCATTAATCGTTCTTCTGTTTTTAACTGCCTAATTCTATTCTCGTAGTTTCTTTGCTTTTGGTCTACTTCATAAGCCTTTTTCATTTCAGCTTTTGAATAGTCATTAGGTGGTTTACTGTTAGGCGTATATTCGATTAATCTATGTCTACAGTTATAACCGCTAATACAACCATTACCATCACCTAATGGACCTTTTAATGCATCTTCAATTGGAAAATATCTATTGCCATTGATAACACCACTTGTGCCATTTAGCGAGTATAACTTGCCTTGATAACGACTACATCTAGGTGAAGCATCAGCGTGAGTTGAAATCCAAGCATACTCAACACCATCAGCAATTAATCTTTGTAAGTCATCTAAATTGGCTTGGTACCTAACAAACATTTCAGCTCTATTTCTTAAATTAACTTTATAAGGTTTACCTTCGTTAGTCATTCTGTTAGATATTGGTGGGTTAGATGCTAATACTTTAACTTGACCTTTAATCAACTTATCATAGTCTTTAACTATAGGTAATCCCTTTGTAGCATCATCAATAAAAGGTCTAAACTTGTCCACAACAGTCTTAAACTCATTATTTGATTTAGCACCTGTTAACTCATTTTGAAACGATTGTAGGTCGATATTATACGTCTTACTCATAACTGCTAATTGAGGAGTTTTGAATCTCGCTAAAGCATAATTTATATTTTGAGTAGTTGCAACCCTTAAAACCTTAACATTTTGTGAATATTCATAATACCAACGTTGAGTTGAAAGTGCTAATGATTGTCTACTTTCTTTTAACAAAATTGGATCAGTTATATCTTTCTTTAACTCATCAATAATTTTAGCAATCTTTTTAGTAGTTTCTTCTTTATTGACATTAGCATCAACATCAACAACTATAATCTCTTTAATTTTAGTTGTTGCATTTTGCACTGCAATTAATTCCTTTTGAGCCACATTTTGTTTAGGACTTTTAATCTCCCTCGCCATCATCTTCACCTAGTTTTTTTATAGGTTCATCTTCTTCTGGTTCTTCTGGCTCATTTAATAAATCTTCAAATTGCAACGAGCTTGGAGTGTCCATTGATATATTTTGTTCAAATTTAATTCTTTGAACCTCTGATAGTTTTTGAGTTTCAGTCCATTCAGGGTGTATCATATCTATTACAGTTTCGATTGATGCTACTCCTTGCGATTTAGCACTACCCCAAGTCAATATCTTTTCTGCTTGTGTTTCAGCAATATAATCGCCAAATACAACACTAACATTCGTATTGGTATAGTCAATATCGATGTCATGTAAGTCAGGTTGATTAGCTCCTGCTTTTTGTAGCCAAGAATTAAACTCTAATAATCTAATGAAAAAGTCTTCTAAGTAAGGCTGCCACATTTCATGCTTTAATGCTCTAGTTTCAAGAGTAGTCTTATTTCTTTCTCTCTGTGATTGAGCTCCTGCATTTACTGCTTCTAGTCCTGTAATGCCTAATGCAAGTGGACTTAAGCCTGATTTATTAATAGCTGTAGTTAGTGCTACTTTCCACTTTTCTAAATGCTCTAGCGTTTTATCTGTAATAGTAGTTATTTGTATTTTGCCGTCCTTATTTTCAGCAGGCATTTCAGCGTCATTAACTAATACATAGTTATCTATAAAATCATTTAATACAGCAAACTCACCTTTTTGGTTATATTGGAGTAAACTCGTTGGAATGTATCTAAATGTTTTATTTGTTCTAACTTCTCTAACAATTTCAGTAAGGATTTCGTCTAAAGAGTCAAAAGCTGAAATAGCACCTTGATAATCACTAGCACCATAAGGCGAGTCAATAAACTCGTTATTAGGTAGTTTATTAGGCTTCTCAAAAGCAAGTAAACCTTTAACACCTTCAAAGATAATTAAGCCTTCATCATTGACTTCGATAGTGCTTGTTTCATCGATAGTGTCTAAGTCAACTAAAATTAACTCTCCTGTTGGCTTAGCGTGATATAACTCATATTTGATAGCTGATGTTCCTTCTTCGTATCCGCTATCTTTATCTAAAGTGATATATCTTTCATACAAAACATAAGACCTAGTGCCTTTTTTATACCAAGTTTTAAATATGATTTCGCTTGTAATACCTCGTTTTTTTATAACTTCGCCATTTCTAATATCAGCAGTTTCAATAATAGGATATTGAGATAAAGACAAATCATAATTTAATTTCCAAAATAAATGCCCGCACCAACTTTCAGTAGCGGATGATTTTGGCAAAATATAAGTGTCTAAATTTATTTTGTTTCTTAATATTATCAAGTTTTCTTTTGCTTTTTGCGACAAGTCTTTATCAGGAGTTATGCCATCTTCTTTAAACACCTCTACATCTAGAGAATACCCACCACCAAATAATATAACTCCCATTTTATTGCTGATTAATGAAGGAATGCCTGAATGCACCATACGATAATCAGAAGGTGCTTTAGTCCAAAAATAATTGAATGAGTCATCAGGTAATATTGAAGTTTGATAAAAGTATCTTAAAAGTCTAGGTGTCGCTGTAAACCAAGTTAAATATTCAACAACTCTTTTACTAAAAACTTCTTCTGTCATGATATTATTTAAAATCTCATGCTTTGGATTATATGATAATTGTCTTTTTTGTAAATCCATTAAATTTCTCTCCAATCTGTCCAACTCTTTTGTTTTACGTTTATCTTTATATTTTTGAAACCAATTCATATCTATCTCCCGCTCCCACTAATAAACGCATGAAGATGAACTGTTTGTGCATATTCAATACCGTCCATAATGTCATTATGCTCTTGATTTAAGTCCTCACGTTCAATACCTTCTTTTCCTTCAACGTATTTAGCAATTAAAAAAGCGTTATATGCTTTCATACAATGCTTACTAAATAACGTTCTTTTATTTGAGAAGGCAACTATATTCATATCCATTCTAATCTTGATAGTTGCTTTATTGCTACCTCTAACAATTAGTCCGTGTTTTAAAAACTTACCTTTTAAGTCAGCGATATAATTTTGTTCAGCGCTATCAACTGCAATAGCATTAATGTGTTTGTTTTCTACATGTCTTAACGCAAATGCTTCTAGTAATGGTGTTTTCTTATCATAACCCACTGCCTTAATTACTTCTAGATCAACTACACAACAAGTCTTTAAATCGTGAGTCCAACCTAATAAAGCAAATACGTTATATGCTCTACTAGCACCAATATCTACTCCTATTGTATAATGACTAAATACATATTTTGGTCTACCATTTGTATCTAATTCATCTAAATCAACAATTAAATCAGGAGTCATATAGTCATTATAAATTAAAGTTCCAGGAGCTCCACGTTCACCTAAAATCTTAATTGTGTGATAGTAAGAACCAACAGGGTAAATAGTCATAGCATCTGCTATCTTTTGTGGTGTCATAACTGGATTATCTTTCATCTTCCAGTGCATATAGTACCAACCTTTTTCTTTTGCTACTTTATCCATATCTGCTCTAATCGAAGCAGGAGCATCCCCAATAATCTTTGCACGGTTGATATATTTTTGATAAATATAATGCTCTGGTATGTCACCATTTAAAGTCCAAATCGTTAATGGGTTATCAAAACTTACTTGCCTCGCCCAACATTCATCTATAAACTGTTCATCAGCAATATTGGCTTCATCTACAATAATGTTTTCGATAGAAAGACCTAAAATCTTTTTCCATTTTGCTCTGTTATCAAATCCAACTATTAAAATCTTTTTAGTTCCTTTAGGTGATATTAGTCTTACATAATAGCCACCAATAGAGTCAGCCATTAATTTACAATGGTTAGGAAACTGTGCGACTAAACCCATATCGTTAGTTAACAAGTTGTTATTAATTGTATCAAAATCTCGACCCGCAATTAAATGCAACTGTGCATCACTATTCCAAACTCTATAAAAAAAAGCTTGTATCATCATTACTGTTTTTGATGATCGTATAGTCAGGTGCCCTCAAGAAATAAAGCTCTTGTTTTTGGTCTTAAAGCTAACGCTAAAAAATCTTTGTGCTTTTCATAAAACTTGATAGGCATTGATATCACCACCTTTACGAATCCATCTATAGCCATATGCGCTTTTTAAAGTCCTTGCAGCTCTCGATATCAATCGATCTTGAGTAGTAAAATTATTTTTGAATAAAAAACGACCCGCATCAACCGCACTCTCGTATATATTTATTATTTTTTCAGTATTGATGTCTACTTGATAAATGGGAGATTTTTTTAACTTAGAAATTTTATCACGAAACTCTTGTGTTCTAAAAGTCTTTAATCTTTCTCTATGCATGTGCGGGGTATTTAATTTTGCGTTAAATTCTTCGCCATATAACACTTTTTGCAATCCATTTTTGATTGCGTGATCAGTATTTTCTTTGGCGCTACACCATTCTAAATTATCAACCCTGTTATTAAATCTGTCTCCGTCTTTATGATTAACATATGGTTTATTCTTAATTCTAGGGAGAAACGCTTCTGCCACTAATCTATGTATCGTTGGCGATTTAGGATTATCGCCTGGATTGATTCTTAAATTCGCTTTGTAATATCTACATGTTTTTTTAGGTGTTCTTACTGGTTTAAGAATATAATTTGTTTCTTGATTTTTAACTCTTCCCAGATTACTAACAGCGTATCTCGGGAAACCATTAATTGTCTTCCATTGTTCCATGCTCTCCACCTCATTCTTCATTATCAATTTCTATTTCTCTAGCGCCCAATGCATCGATTAACGAAACAATAGCGTTATCTTCTTTATCTTTATCGGTTCTAACTTCAATCTTGTCGTTATATAAACCTTTAATTCTTGCAAGTTTGTCTATTGCGGTTAGTCTATCTTTTGGCACTATTCT